TCTCCTGAAATGTATCAGTTGGCCATGACGAAATGCTTTCTCAAGAAAGAGGAATGTTTAATTGTAGAAGATAGTCCTTTCGGACGCGCAGCTGCGTATGCTTCAGGCGCACATGTATTAGAAGTGGAAGACGCAGAAGATGTGACATTAACACTTCTGAGGGAGACGTTGTATAGCATTGAGAAACGGGGTCAGTTGTTTCCACGAACGCTTCCCTATGCAAAACCCGTTACATTTCATGTTGTCATTCCGATGGCAGGAGAAGGGTCTCGTTTTAAAGATGCGGGATACACAATTCCCAAGCCGTTCATTCCTGTGGGTGGAAAACCCATGATTCGCTGGGTCATTGAAAATATGATTCCCAAGCACATTCCTTTGGACCATTATAAACTGAAGTTCCATCTGATTGTCCGAAGCTCGTATGTGACTGGAAATACGCTAGATTCACTCTTTTGGGATGTCCCATCGAATGTGAGTTACACCTATCATACAACAGATAGACTTACAGAAGGAGCAGCGTGCTCCGTTTTATTGGCAGAAAATGAAATCAACAATTCAGACCCTTTACTCATTATCAATTCAGATCAGTATTTGGAATGGGACCCAGACGTCTTTTACAAGACGCTCTTGAATCCTGCGTATGATGGAAATATCTTAACCTTTTATCAGCCCAATCCCTATGACGTAAAGTGGTCGTATGCGAAAGTGAATCACGATGGACATGTTACAGAAGTTCAAGAAAAGAAGTGGATTTCTCCCTATGCCACAGTGGGTCTTTATGGGTGGCGCAGAGGCGCAGACTATGTGAAATATGCGAAGCAGATGATTGAGAAGAATATCCGGGTCAAAAATGAGTTCTATGTCTGTCCTGTTTATAATGAAGCCATTGCGGATGGGCAACATGTGCGTGTGAAGCTTTGCTCAGGCATGTGGGGTCTGGGCATTCCTGAAGACCTAGAGACATTTTGTAGAGAGTTTCTAAAAGAACCACTAAATGGAAGCAATCTATGAGACTATGAATGAAAAGAACGTTTGGTTTAGAACAAAACCTGTGGTCAATCCTGATTTAAGCAAAGGGCGATGCGTGGCTGTGTATAGTCTTGGAGATTGGTATCTCCAGCCATCGTTTCAACGCCTTGTCACCCGTCTTAAAACAATTGTGGGAGACAAAGCCTGTTTTTACAATCCGGTTCCTTATCAATCTGAGGGACTCCTTCATCAGACATTGCTTCAATTCATCAAGTTTGGAAGCTATCCGCATGCCGAGGAAATTCTCTTAAACGCTATGAAGTGTGTGTCCGATGTGACTGCGCAAAGCAATCTAGCTCTCTGGATTCGTTATAAAGGGCTTGTGTGGACACCGACAGGTGTAGCATTGGCAGGATATTGTGAGGATGAGCAAAAAGTTCTGCGCGTTCGCCAACAAATTCAGCAAGCCTTAGAAAGCCATGGACTTCCGTGTGAGATACCTTATACCAATGATATTCTTCATACAACGTTGTTCCGCTGGACGTCAGAACCAAGCGGAATTCTGTTAATGAAGTTAGAAAAGGAATTGACCCGTTGGAGTGAGTGCTTTCTTGGGGAGCTGCGAGTGAATCAATGGCGAGTTGGAAAAGCCAGTTGGAGAATGACTGAGAAAGAACGTGAAGATTACTTTGAGGTTCCTGTCTATCAACAAATATGTCATCGTGGAAATATCTCGGGCCCCATGAAAGGATTTGAGAATAATTTTGGCATCCTCATCCAACGCACTCTCCAAGGAAATCATGTAGAAGTAGATGTCTGGTTTCATGAGAATCATCTATGGTTAGGTCATGATAAACCTGAATACAAAGTCAGTTTGGAGTGGTTAGCCTCATGTAAGCGCAGACTCATTCACGCAAAGGATGGAGTCACCTTTGAACACCTGATCCAGGAAGCTGGAAAACGAGCGTTGGACCTCCATATCTTTTATCATACAGACGAAGACTATGTGCTCACCAATAAAGGGTTAGTCATTTGTTATCCTGGAAAGCCTTTGTTACAAGGCAGTCTCTGTATGATGCCCGAGCGAGCACACTATACCCCAGGGGAGATGACAAAAAGTTTTTCTGTCTGTACAGATAGTAGGGATGCAATTTCCTCCGATTCTCGTAATTAATCTCAAAAAGCGAACAGATAGATGGAAGCAGATTTCCAAACAACTGGATGAATGGGATGTGCCCTATGAAAGAGTTGATGCGATTCAACAAAAAATTGGTTGGATGGGATGCAATAAATCTCATTTGAAATGTATTCAGATTGCGAAAGAGAGAAAGTATCCTTGGGTCTTGGTCTTAGAAGATGATTGTTTTCTACAGCCAAAGTCCAAAGAGAGATTTGAGGAATTACTCCCCGTTTTATGGAAGAGACGAGAGGAATGGGATATTTTTAATGGGGGTGGGTCGTATATTTTTAAGGCAAAACTGATATCCAAGAATCCTTCTCTTATTGATTTTAGTGCCTATGGGGCTCAATTTATTCTTCACCAGGAACGAAATTATGATAGACTTTTAAAAGAAGCTCCGAATACAAAGATTGATGTGTATTATAGAGATAGATTTTATCAATGGACAACCTATCCTCATTTAGCAACCCAACGGATAGGGTATAGTAATTTAACCAAAAAACAAATGAACCATCGGCGAACATTTTCACGGTCTCAGACACTCTTACGAGAGATTCTAAAACGATCGCAGACGCGGAAAAAAAGAAAGGATTAACTGAATGAAAGATCTAGACAATGGACACTGTTCGTGTAGAGGGCTTTGGTAGCTCTTTAAAGGGTCAGAAGATTTGGCTTATTGGGGATGAACATTTACTCCCGAACAGGCTTCATGTATTGGAGCAAGAGCTTTTGGGAAGAGGACGACGTGTTTTATTAATTGCGGATGGGAGAAAGTATGTCCCAAAATGGTCTCTTTCTATTGAATGGGATGCTGTGTTTAAAGTGCGTGACGCGTTAGAGTTGCGTCTTGCGCTCACCTATATTACGAACGCAACAAAACCCTTACGAGTTGTTTGGCTAGGAGATGAACCCACCTCTGCGATTCTCAGTAAACTTCATGTAGGAGAGTCTACATTCATTGGATTTGGAACAAGCAGACCCCAACAGGCCTGGGATTGTATGTTTTTTTCGGGTGGTCTAGACAAAGGCAGGATTGAAGACGCATTAATGACCCGAATGGGTTCCGCAAAGTTGTCTCATTTTAATTTATCATCTGTATTGCCCGAACTGAGAGCAGCCAAAGCTGGACTTGTCTGGTCCTCCCTCGGAGAATCAGAAAGGTCTGGAAATTTGTATTGGTATGATATCGCAGAAGGGGAACCTCCCAATGAGCCCTTTGATATGACAGAAGCTGCGAGTTTCTTACGAGAGTTAGCAGATAGAATCGCTTCCGCGAAATAATTAGTCATCTTCATCGTAGACAACTTTCACGCCCATTAAAAAATTAAAGTTGTCCATCCAAACAATCATCTCACGACGCTCTCCACGTGTAAACGCACCAAATTCTAAGAGTTTTTGAACAAAGAACCACATTTTCCGACGACATTCAGACGGCTTCGCAGCTTTCTTTTCCTTGCGAACCCATGATTTTGCTTGTTTCAAATAGGATTTGAGTTCTTTGAGTTGTTCATCAGTAAGTTCCTCATCCGAGCAATCTTTGGACCAATGAATTCCTTTCACCAATTTATTTCCATCATTGTCTTCGCCATTTCCAAGATTCACTTTAAACAAGTCCAAAAATTTATAGGTATAGGTGGCAGCTTGACCTAACTCGTCAAAGAATTCTTTGTATTCACTTTGGAGATCCATTCTGAACAGTCTTTGTCTCTTCCGATTTAGACTCTACACGCTGAAGCTGCTTTTGTTCCACAATGTCTCCATTTGCTAACTTATAACAAATGGAAACAATGGTAGAGCCTTTGCTCTCATAATTTATACCATAACCGCGACTGTAGCTTTCCATGTCCAGTGTCTCATAGGTGACAACATCACCGACGTTGAATGTGGCTTCAGACATTGATAGCGAGTTGCTTTCAACTCAACGACACAACCGTTCAATTTTTCGTCATCGTCATCGTCACCAGAGGCAGGTCTGCCTCCTGGAGGTTGAAAGAAGCCCTCTTTCAAGGGAGAAACCAACATAGGACACTTATGTGATTTATGTCCTTCTTCATTACAAAGAGAGCAAGGGATTGAATTCATTGTAGTTCTACCTATTGACCTACAGTGAATTGGTTTAAATTTTACACCCTAGTTATTTATTGCTTTTTGAAAAGCTTGAGATTGCTTTGCAATCAGGTGTTGTTTCAGAAGCTTACTGCTTCTTAAACAACTTGATAGCGCTTCGCGCTATGTTGCTTTTCAAATAGCTTATTGCTTTTTGAAAAGCTTGAAGGTGCCCTTCTTGGCGACATAGCCAGCCTTCTTCAACTGCTTCAAGGCCTTGAGGCCCGCGGCGTGCTTCTTCTTGGACACAATGCGGCCCTTGCGAGTCTTCATCAAATCCTTCTTGGTCAAGCCACCGGAAGTGTGCTTGGCGGTGCCGTGAAACACCTGGGACTTGGATCCCGTAGTCATCATCTTGCCTCCCGTCTGGATATTCTTGCGAGTCTCAGACATTTCTATATTTATTGTGAAGAAATTAAAACATTGAGAGCCTGGGAACCTTCCCTGCCAGAATTTCATCAATGAGAGAACTCATTTTCTTGCTATCGTAGACTCCTGCGAAATGAACGAGAAAATCACCAGGTTCCCAAAGAGGCGCATTGGGGAGACCCATCAAATACGCGTTGAAGCGGCGACAGTCTTTTGTAATCTCAATTTTTTGCGAATCGGAATCATGTTTCTCCATCAATTTCAAGATTCCAGCATTCTCCCACCAGATATGATAGATAACATCCGTCTGCTCATAGACTCTCTTCCAAAAGTCACGAAGCCAAGGTGTATTTCGCATCACAATATTCCCAGCGTTGATATGGCCACACGAATCGAAGGCCATCAACATGTCTTTTTCGGGAGGGAGCAAGGGAGCAACATGCTCTTCCAACTTCAAGCTGGGGTTTGTAATAAAGACATCTGCGTCACTGAGCCATACAAGCGCTCCTTCAGGCACCGTTTGAAGCTGTTTTAAAAGAAAGGGCACTTTGGACCAAGAAATGGGTCGCTCTCTATCCCAATCCGCCTCATCCCCTTGGACATAGGTGTATCCGTGTTGTTTCGCATAAAACACTTTCGACGCCAGGGCTTTCTCTAACGCCTTGCGATAGTCTGCTCCAATCGCGAGTGTGAAGATATACATTGAGAAAGATTCATAGAATGTGTTTAGACTTGGCCCGCAAAAATTGAACGGCGAGGGGGCCCCATTGACGCAAACCCCCTATGATACCCCCCTCTGAAACAAAGAAAAAGGAGCTTGTGAGTTATAAACGTGATGAGACTGGCCACCTTCTATGTCATCTTTGTAGTTTCAAACCCAAGCCCACGCCTGCTCATCCACATGGCAATCCTTCCACGCTTCATTATCATTTGAAGAAACAACATGAGGGCAATTGTTCATACATCTGTAAGCACTGTAACTATCCGTTTCTTCATAAGCTAGCCCTAGAGACTCATATTGCGTCTCGTCATCCAGAGACAGTCACCAATGTAGAGATGTTTCATTGTGATGTCCCTGGTTGTGAGTTTGAGTCGATTACACGTGGAAATCTTGAAATTCACAAGGCTCGAAAGCACTGCTCGATCACTGTGAATCAATATTTAGAGATTCAAGAAGAGGAGAAGAAGAAGATTTACCGTTGTAATTGTTGCCAGAAGAATTACAAGAGTGGAACTTCTTTCAATTATCATATTCTAAAGTGTCTGAATACCCATAATATTGCTGTTTCTATCCAGTAAACTTCAAGCGGGTGTTCCACCTATCAATCCTTTTTTTCAACAAGGTTCATTGAGTTAATCAGATGATAAATGTGATATCCAGCAGCACCAAAGCCCGTGATAGCTAACAACTCATATGCTGCTCTGGGTGTCTGTTGTTCATTCAGTCCGATATAGATAAGCAAAGGTCCCACAAAGAGAACATGAAGTAGATTCACCCAGAGGCTTTGAGAGCCTGCCTTAAACTTTAGAATGGATTTATACCCATGATACAATGTTATTAAGATACCCACTACAAAGGCTGCCTTATAGACTGAGTAAGGGGTGTTGGCACGACTCAGTGCGATGTACAGGAAAAATGGAACGACTGCAAAAATGTGGAAAAGGCTTAATAGTAAGTGTGTATCCATCTATAGAGAGACCAGAGATGTCCGTAAAGAGTTTTCTAGATAAATACTTCAAACCCGAATCTTCCAGAGTTGTCCCCGAAAGCATTTTGGAGCCCATGATTGGTAGCACAAAGAGAGAAGAGGTAAAGAGTGTTCCTGTTCAAGTCTATTCCAATCCCTTTCATATCTTTACAGACGGAGCATGCTCCGACAATGGAAAGCGAAACGCCAAAGGAGGATATGGTGTTCACGTCTATAAAGACACCCGTTTGGACATCAGCCAACGTCTTCTGTTGAATGAACCTCAAACAAACAATCGTGCGGAACTAAGAGGTATCCAAGCTGCCTTTGATTTAATTGACCAGCATGGCTCTACATGGCTAACAGACCATACAGAAATCAAAGTCTGGTCTGATTCTGAATACAGTATCAATTGTTTGACAAAATGGGCCAAAGGATGGAAGAGCCATGGGTGGAAAAAGAGTGATGGTGGGATCATTCAGAATATTGACCTCATTAAACCCTTGTGTGATAGACTAGACAGAATGCCTCGTGTGAAGTTACAACATGTAAAAGCACATCAGACAGCACTAAAAACAGAATTTCCGTTTGATGGAAATCATAGAGCAGACGAGTTGGCGACAAGGTCTTTGCATTAATACTTCTTCTTCTCCTCATCGGATAATTCACGCCACATGGCACCAATCTCCTTGCCAACCTTGATGATGTCGGACTTCCATTCAGGATGCTCAGCCACAATCTTCTTGCGAGCTTCCTGGGCGAACTTCATATAGGGGCTTAATTTGCGAGTCTTGCCAGATTTCTTCTCCTTTTTTCCTTTCTTCGCACCTCCTCTTGAAAATGTTTTCATACTAGTGATATTCTCTTCAGTCATATTCTCTTCTTCCTCGTTATTTCCATTCATAGGCGTCAATGTGTACATCTTCCCGTCAATCTCAATCTTCGTAGGAGCCATAGTCTTCTAAAGAGACGATATATATTTCTTCAAAGATGAAATTCACCTTTGGAATTATTACTTCAGGTGGTCAAACTGCCTTTATTCATAGAATTATTGATAGTATTGAACAAGAAACTATACCTGAATATGAAATTATTGTAATCGGCTCGTTTCAATATCAACGTTCACACACAACCGTATATGAGTTTCCTGAACATATAACTCCATGTGGATGGATAACAAAGAAGAAAAATATTCTAGCTCAGATTGCGAAATATGAGAATCTAGTATTGATGCATGATTACATAGCCTTAGAGAAAGGATGGTATTCAGGATTCCTAGAATTCCAAAATCAGACGCCGAAGTGGGATGTCGTAATGTGTAAAATGAAAGAAATCAATGGGAGGAGAGCAATGGATTGGATTGGTCTTCCTAATGATCCTATTTATGGGAATGTGTTATTGCCTTATGACTATTGTAATCCAAAAGGAATGTATGTTCCTGGAAATTTCTTTGTTGTCAAACGTGATTTCTTCCAAAGACATCCACTGGACGAGCAACGATTATGGTCTATGGGAGAAGATATTGAATGGTCTAAGCGTATATTCGGAGGAGCAGACAACAGTGAATGGCTTCGGAATATTTTACGCATCCCTATGAATGTTCATGTGCCAGACCCGGAAGAGCCAGCTCTTTACTGTATGAACACATATAGCAGTGTTCTTTTTTTGAAAGAAAAACCAACACAGGATTGTTATTATGATACATATGATATGCATTCAGGTGATAATTCAAGACCAGCAAATTTCAAATTAGAAGAATATATTTATATGCAGAAACGACTCCAGCGTAAAATTGAAAAGGCAAGCCCACCCAATGGTGTTTACCCACTCCTTCATTATATTCAGACAAATGGCTAGACCCATTCGCTCTAGCGATTACGCACTTGTTGAGCAGTTCCTCATGGACCCCAATACGATGCGGCTTCGCCAGAGTGAAATTATCAGCTTCCATGTAGCGATGCTTGTCCGCAGAGGAAAGATTCTCGCCGTGGCATCTAACCGTCTGGGATCTCGTTCTCAGGGATGTGGCTTTTCCAACTATACTATACATGCTGAGCGAAATGTTATCAAGGAGTTTGGTGATATCAGCCAACTCAGAGGATGTGATTTGTATGTAATGCGTATCCATACAAATCGCCTCACATGTGAGAAGCATTTTGGAAATTCAGCTCCGTGTCGTGACTGTCAGATATTCTTGGAGAAGTGCCAAAGGCGTTATGGTCTTCGGCATGTCTACTATACAAAGAAGGAGGAGACACCACAGACTTAGAAATAGGTGCTCAATAACAAATCCGCATGCTCGACTGCGCCTTCCATCCAGGCCTGTCGTGTTGAGAAGCTTTCACCACAGCAATAAATATTTTTGTCTGAAAAGGGCTTGAGTGCTTCTTTGGATTGCTCATAGGGGTCATAGTCTCCAGGTAACCAATAGCTACAACCAGAGGTCCATGGATGACTTTTAAAGAACAAAGGGTCTGGAATCTCTTTGTCAGGAAACATTAAACGAACCTGATCAACCAGAAAGTCTCCTGTCGCTTCTTCTCCTTGCTTCTGTAAAAGCGCCAAAACATTTCGCGCATCTTTTCCATCCGTATAGGAAAGCATGACTGTTCCGCACGCTGGATTAATAGGAATGAACTGTCTGACAGGACCCGCACTTGTCACTTTCGGAATCTCCGAAAACCAGCTTTTTCCTTTTTCTGTTGGGAAGACAGCATAGGTTCGCACAAGAGGTTCCATTTTGACCTTCTGAAGCATGTGCCACTCTTGAAACAGAGGAATCTCAGCAAAGGCGTCACGATGAAGCGCACAAATGAGAGTAGGAGTTTGCCATACCACGTCTCCTTCCTTTGCCTTTGTTTTCACAAGCACCATAGCACCCAGAGTTTCAATCTCTGTTACAGGTTGGCCATACAGAAGAGACCCACCGAGGGACTCAAACTCCTGTTTCATACACTCCATGAGCGCAGAAAGACCTTCTTGAACAACTACATAGCCACTATAGGTTGACATTTCATCTTCAAACGAGACCAGTCCCATATCAGCACGGAGTGTATCCACTTCCGCACGATAGGGGAATTGTAAGAGAAGCGCATCTGCCTTTTCCTTTCCCAAAATATGTTGAAGGATATCACGTAACGTATGCTTTGCCAAAACGTCAGAAGGAAGCTCTCGTATCACAGGACTGAGTAGCCTGATGGTTTCTGTAAAAATATTTTTTGTAAGTATGCCATCTTCTTCATAGAGCATTTTCTCACCAATAGGGATTGTATGAAGGTTGTATTGTTTCAGGTATCCCAAGACTTTCTTGTGACTTGTATGAATGCGACCTGCGCCATTTTCCCATTGGAGCGTCGCACACCCTCCTTTCACATCTTCAATTTCTTTATGATAGGTCACCACGCGTCCTCCAGTATATGTATATTTCTCGAGAATCACTATCTTTAAAGAAGGTCTTTTCTGTAATAATTCAATACCACAGTGAAGACCTGCTATGCCAGCTCCTATAATAATAACGTCTGCGTTCATCTGTTGTTACTCAGCAAACCTTTTTAGCCATTCAACCACCTTTTCTGTTCTTGAATCACCTAATTGACTCATAAGTTTCTTATCCTTGATGATAAGAAAGGTGGGGATGCTGCGGATTCCACAGTATCCTGCCGTATAATCATTCAAATCAATGTCACACTTTAACCAAGATGCTTTGGGCAACATAGCTTGAATCTCAGGAAGGTTTAATTTCTTACAGGCGTTACACCACTTTGCGGTAAAATAAATCACTGTCAAGGGTGGAATCGGATTCTCTGTATGAGCACGACCTAACAAGACCTCAAACTCTTCCTGGGTTCGGAGGAGAGTCATCTCGTTCGTAGACTTTTCGGGGATACTCGTCATCTTCCTGTCTTCTAGGAACAGCGAATTTGCGAAGCAGGGCCGCGGCAAATCCACCTGCTATCAGAACACCCATGCCCATGACCATAATTGTATCGAGGTCCTTCGGGAAGATATCGGATGTTCCACCTCCTTTCTGTGGTGCTGGCACAGCTGGTAAAGCAGGAGCAGCAGGCAAAGCAGGAGGACTAGATGGTCCGAGTAATTTATCAATCATTTCGTTTGGATTTTGAGAAATACGTTTTTCAACCGCAGTGGCTAGTTTCTGACCCACTTTTGCCGCTGATTGTGCCATATCACTTGTGGCTTGGACAGCCCCTTTTGCGGAAGAAACTGTAGTGAATGCAGCGACAACAGGAATGTTGTTTGCTGCCTCATAGGCCTTTGCAAAGATAGCCACAATGATTTCTGGAATGAGAGGAAGTTTGCCTGTTTTGATGGCCTCGGCATATTTTGTAGTGTGAGCCGCAAGCTCTTGTTTTGCCTTCTCTTCTCCAATCAAGTTTGTAGCTGGATATTTTTCAAAAATGGTGAGCAAAGGATAGAGTGGCCAAGGATGACTCACGCCGTCCTTTTGGACAGAGCCACTTCTGAAAAACTCTAGGATTTGCGAAAAGAGGTAGAAGATAAAGGGTAAAATCAAGAAATTGCTAAAGAGTTTTAGAAGGCCACCATTGAAATCACCCACGAGTATATTGGGGATACCTGAAAATCCAATGAAAAGGGTCAATCCAATGTAGACAATCAGCAAAAGAGTAGAGAGAAGACCACCGTTGTAGGGAGAGGGTTGTGAAAATTCATCCACTTTCGATTTAGACACATTATGAAGAAGCTTATATCCATGACCGCTGACACCATAGGGAGTTGAGAATCCGTATTTTCCCACAAATTCCGATTCTTTCTCGCTTATCAATTGAAGTATATCGTAGAAATACCAAGCTCCCCAGAAAAATAGATTGATAAGGAACTTCATGACAGCCGTAAAAGGTGATCGGAGAGCCAATTTATCAATGCCCAAAAATCCTGTTATAGGGAAAAAGGCAAGAACTTTATAAAACCAAGCATCTACCATATATCCGCCCCAAAAGTCTCCGTGAGATGCATTTGGTTTAAAATCGCTTTTCTGGGCGTCTGCGCTCATTGCTATTTATACGATTCTTTGCTTTTCTGAGTTTTGAACTCTTATAAGCAGCGAATTTAGATTGTAAAGAGCAACCCACCAAATCCGTCCACAACACGCAGAACATTGTGGTTCGTGGCATAGATACGTGTGACGCAATTTCCTCTTGGAGGGACAGTTGTTTGATTTGTTGTCAGTTGCCAGACAATGCTGTCAATGCGAGAGGCATTCATAGAACCCGTCGGTTGGAGGTCTTCTGGTCTCAATGCGAAACTATAGACATAGATAAAATCTTCATTGGGAATCACAGTGTGACGCTGCCAAGGCTGAACAAGTCGGAAATAGCCCGCGTCTCGTTCTTGAAATCTATCTTGACCATCCAGTTGAAGGAGCGCATTTGATAGCAAATCTCTGCGAACACCTACTTCGGAGATGGGCAAACTACTGTAATTGAACCACTCGTGATAACTCTCCATAACATTGCGTTGAAGCACGAAAATAAACTCGCGAATCGGGTGATTGAACTCTACGCGGCACTGGAACTGCGATGCCGATTCAGGCAGACCAATGCTCGGTGTATATTGGACTTGCTCAATGAGATACTCGTGAGCATTACTGACAAAACGTCTGCGTTCCTCTACGTCTAAATAGACGTAATCGCCCCACAGTTGCATATTGGTAATTTTCGCAGGATTCACCGCCAGTGTATCGCAATTCGCCACCAATTCAGTTGTATAGAATAACTTTTGGAGAGGTCTCAGTGTGATATTGATACGGATGGGGTGATATTGAAGCGCAAGAAGTGGTAGGTAGAGTCCGGGATTTTTACAGAACCAGAAGCGCAAAGGAATATAGAGTTTCAAGGGACCATACAATGTAGGTGGCATAAATCCATCGGCCTTGCCAATCATATCATAAAACCCAAATTTTTGGTCTTCTGTTGTGGTTAAATTCGACCAGATTTCCATCCATTCACCCGTTTGTTTGTCAATCTCTTGCTCACCGACTTCAATGCTGATTTCTTCAATGAGAGCATGGCCAATTGCATTGGCGTAGGAAACGGGATCAACAGACCCAGCCAGGGTTAAGGCAGGGAGTGTTACTTCCAAAAAGACAGGTCCTAACAAGTCACCACGACGGGGAATTAAACAAGTCAGGCGTTTTCCAAAATCAGGATCTCCATCAAAATACAGAGGCATGCTTTCCACTGCAAAGTTTGTGTAACGTCTATACACCATTTTGAACCACGTAATTTGTGGATTTCCGGTCAGGAAAATGTCTTGTTTTCCTCTTGCGACCAATTGAAGTAAGCCTCCACCAGCGGTCATTCTATTCTATCTCTATAGGATATATGCTTAAATATCTCTTCTAACATCCGAAGAGAACTGCCGTATGGATCTCAACAATACGCTGCGACACTCGTATGATACTGAGATGTTAATCATGCGAACATTGTTCGCGCTAGATCCTGACACAAATATGCCTATTTCAACAAATTATGTTGTGACTACGGATGGTATAGGTGGTTTGGTATGGATGAATCCATTTCAAAATCTCAGCACAGCAGGCCCAGGAATTGGC